GCGGGATGGAATATCGGCTCATGGAGCAAACGAAACCTGTTGAATTGTATGCTCAAGATTATGTCAAAGACAGACAATTCACAGACTGCATTCGGACAGGGTCAGACATCCGGATATGTGAACGACGCATCACAGAATTACGGGCATCTTGCAACCGGAACACTCAAGGACAAAGGACAGTTTTTCGGATATAACGACACAACACATGAGGTCAAAGTGTTCTACATGGAAAAACCGTGGGGCAACCGTTGGGATAGAATCAACGGTCTGTTAATGGTAGGCGGTGAAATCCTTGCAAAGATGACACCACCGTACAATCTGACAGGAAAGGACTTTGAAAAGGTCGGAATCACATTCGCATCATCCGGCAACGGTTATCAGAAAGGAACAAAGTCAAGCAGATTCGGACGTATTGTCAATTCAATAGGTGGCAGCAGTAGCACATACACATGTGACTATTTTTGGTGGAATGCCGGAATTACTGCGGTCGCCCTTGTCGGCGGTAGCTGTAGCGATGGCGAGAGCTGCGGTGCGGATTGCTTGAATTTGAGCTTTTCTGCGGGCAATGTGCGCTGGAGCATCGGTGCGTCCGTTTTCTTAGAACAGCCTATCGCTGCGTAAGCAGCAGGGGGAGGAACGGAGGGGGAACGCCTCCGCTATTCCCGCCGTTAGGCGGTGTGGTCGTTTTTAGAAAAATGAATATAGGGATATAGGGTGCGGTGTCGGGCGGTGTTCCTGCTCCCTGCGGTCGCCCTTGTCGGCGGTAACTGTAACAATGGCGATTATTGCGGTGCGGATTACTTGAATTTGAACAATTCTGCGGGCAATGCGAACTGGAACATCGGTGCGTCCAATTTCTTCTCATATCGGAGCGTTTAATCAAATGCAGCCTATATCCCACGCCACAAGGCGAAAATCATTCCGGATATAGGGTCGGTTGAGTAAGCATCCGCACAAAAACCGATAGGAGATAAGAAAATACTATATGAGAAGTTACAACAACCTATATGAACCAATGTTGCAAGACGACTACATAAAACAGCGTTTTATAAATGCATCCAAAAAGAAAAAGAACAGGAATGATGTGCGGGAGGTATTAGAGAATCTCGATGAACACACAGAACTCTTGAAAAAGATGTTGACAGAGGAGTTGTTCATTCCGGACTATCACAAACCGAGCATCATCAACGAGAGCAGCAGCAAGAAAACACGCCGTATATTGAAACCACATTACAAATACGAACAGGTTATTCATCATTGTGCAATAGGTCAGTTCAAACCGATTGTGATGAATGGATTGTATGAATTTTCCTGCGGGAGCATACCGGACAGGGGCGTTCATTACGGGAAAAAGTACATGCGGAAATGGCTTGATTCATACGACGGGAAAAAGTTCTTTGTTCTCAAGATGGATGTACACCATTTCTTTGAATCCATAAACCGGAGAATCCTCAAGAGAAAACTCAAAGCAGTAATTCGGGATAAACGGTTTTATAGATTACTCTGCATACTGATTGAACATGACAAAATAGCACTCGTTGCAAAGATTTTGACGGATGCAGGTGTTGAGATTGATGCAGAACAGACAAAAACGCTTGTCGGGTGCATAGCATTTGACGACATCTCCGGAGCGTTGGAGGTCTTGAGGGAAATCGGCATCGCCGGAGCGATGTTCGAGGAACTGAAAATAATTATTGAGGAGATGCGAAAAGGCGTTCCGTTGGGATATTTTACATCACAATGGTTCGGCAATTTTTACTTGAAAGCACTTGACCACTACATCAAGGAGGAACTCCATGCAGAACATTACATGCGATACATGGATGACATGGTGATACTGGGTAAGAGCAAAAAGAAACTGCATAAAATGCACAGGGCAATCGAGACGTATCTGAACGAAAACCTTGACCTTGAGATAAAAGGCGACTGGCAGGTGTTTAGATTTGAATATCCGGTGATGAAAGACGGGAAACCAGTGTTTGACGAGAACGGAAAGCAGGTCACAAAGGGTCGTATGCTTGATTTTATGGGATTTCAATTTCACCATGACCGGACAACCATCCGGAAATCAAACATCGAGGCTGCGAGACGCAAGGCAAACCATATTTCAAAGCAGGATAAAATCTCATGGTATAACGCATCGGTGATGTTGTCGTATATGGGATTGTTCAAACACACGGACACATACAACTATTACATTGAATACATCAAACCGAAAATCAATGTCAAGAAACTCAAGAGGATAGTTTCAAAGCATAGCAGAAAGGAGAATGAGCAACATGACAGACTGGAAAAAGGTGACAGGAACACAGCCGGAACGTCCGGAGGAAATCGACAGGACATCGTCTCCGTCAACGGTCTATCTGCGTAAGAACATCGAGCAGGTGGAGAAAGAGGTTGAGGGAGCAGACGGAAAGATGCAGACCGTGACCGAATGGCAGTACGACGAAAAGGAAATGACGGTTGAGGAATATGAGAACATGGCTCTCATGAAATCCGTCGTTGAGGAGAACACATCCGGAATCGTCGAATCAGTAACACAGTTTCAGAAAGATGCGGTCATCGACGAATACACCGCACAGTTAATCGAGGAGGGTCTGATTTAATGAGAATACTTGTTGAAAGTCTGAAAAGAATGTACACAGTCAAAAAAACGCTCACAAAGGAGCAGGTTGCCGAGAGAGTGGCAAGAGGTAGCATTTCAGCGGACGAATATGAATACATCACAGGGGAGAAATACTCCGGCGGTGATGCAGAATGAGTCCGCTTGAAATAATTTCACGATTGTGTGATGTGACGGAGAATCTATCCGCAATCGTGAAAAAGCAGCAAACAATCATTGAACAGTCGAAAATCGAGGAGACGGTCAAGGCAGAACTCCGGCAGGATGTAGAAGAGACAGACAAGGAGATGGATGTTCTTGAATACCACATGAGGAGATACTGCGACACCGATGACATCGAGGCGACAGAGTTCGGAAAGGAGAACGCCGTTGACGATTGAGATTTCCCTGTTGCTCTCCGGAGTATCTGTTGCGTTTGCGATTTTTTTCGGTATCTGCTCAAAGCAGAGAAATGAGAAAAAGGACACACAGGAAGATGCGGAACAGAGAGCAACAACCGACACGATGGTGATGGTGAAACTTGAGAACATCGCAGACGACCTCAAAGACATCAAACGGGAATCGAGAGAGAACCGTGAGGAGATGAAAACATTGAGAGAGCGTGTTGTCATTGTGGAACAGTCACTCAAGAGTTATCACAAGAGACTGGACGGAGAACAGCATTCCGACCGATAACAGGAGGGCAGGAAACGGGCAAGAATCAACCTCACAGAAAAGAGGCAATACATGAGAATGACAGAACAGGAACGTCGCATCAGAATCCGGCATCTGAAAAGAATGTATCGGATAAGAGAGCGAAAAGAGAGACATGACAAAAAGGTGTCCGGTCTGTTCATGAAACGTGTTGTATTCACTTTGATTCTTGCAGCATTTATCTTTACAGTCGTGATGATATTTGTGTTTTTACGGATGGGTTCAGAGCCGTCGACACTGATTGAGAATGTATTCAGATTTCTTTCAGTTGAGGGCGGTGCAATGGCACTCATTAAGTCCGTGAAAACGGTCAAGGGAACAAAGTCAAACGGAGAAATACAACACAATGACGAACCGGAACAGGATGACGAGGAGGTACAAGGATGAAATACATCGTCGAGAATTGGTTTGTGATTGTGGGTCTGATTGCGGTATGTGCAGCGGGAGGATATGCAGTATATGTTTTCGTGAAAATGCCGTCAGACAAGCAGTTGAACAAAGTGAGAGAATGGCTGCTCTATGCAGTCACAAAGGCAGAAAAAGAACTGGGAGGCGGTACAGGTCAAATCAAGCTGCGTTATGTATATGACATGTTTGTCGCAAGGTTTGCGTGGCTTGCGAGAGTGATTTCTTTTGAGGCTTTTTCGATGATGGTCGACGAGGCACTTGAGAGAATGAAAAAGATGCTTGAGAGCAACAAAGCGATGCAGACGCTTGTGAGCGGTGAGGCAGGTGAGGTCAATGAGTAAAATCGTAGACTTTTTCGTGCAGAACGCAAGGACAATCGGGATTGTGTACGTTGTGGGTGCGGTCGTCGTATTTTTAGCGATGACAGCGTTTTACATTTGGGTCGACAGGGCAAGCAAAAAGGAGCAGGAGCTTTACTATGACGAATATTATTATCCGGATGACAAATTTGCGGAAAGAATGTCGGTGGTAGTATGGTTCATTCTTTCATTGGGATGTGCGATTTTATGGGTCGGTATTCCGTTACTGATTTGCGGGTTGATTGTGTACACAGAACTTGAGAAACATTGTCCGGAACTTATGGGAGACATGACGGACAGAAACACAGAAGAATTTGACAAGGAGGAAAACAAATGATTTCAAATTGCGGACATGATGAAAATAACAGATACAGCGGAGGAAAGGCAGGAGACCAGACAGGTACAGAGTGGAGGGTTATAAATTGGTATAACAGACCGTGGAAATGTGTCCTCCGTCATCCGGATGCAAAGGTCAGAAAAATGATTGCGAGCATGGCAAAGGCAGCAGCAGTCAACAATAAAATCGGATATGACCAGTCAGAGAGATACACATTTTGGGAGCATCTCAAGGCATCGAATTACGACCCTACACAAATCACGATTGCGTGTGAGGCAGATTGTTCATCCGGTGTCGCTGCAATCGTAAAGGGTGCAGGTTACAGACTGGGAAATGAGAAAATGAAGAATGTGAGCATTTATCTCTATACCGGAAACATGAGAGCAGGTCTCAAGGCAGCAGGATTCGAGGTGTTGACAGATAGCAAATATCTGACATCGGATGCGTATTTGCTTGAGGGAGACATCACCCTCAATGACAATGCTCACGTTGCAGTGAACCTCACGGACGGGACAAAGTCATCCGGAACAGGTGCATCCAACACAACAACAGTCAAGAGCAATGCAAAGGTCGACGTTGCACACGGGTTCAACAAGAGCCTTGCAGGAACTTACAAGGTGACTGCATCCGGATTGAATCTCCGTGCGGGAGCAGGAACAGGAAAGTCAATCCTTGCGGTGATGAAAAACGGTGAGAAAGTCCAGTGCTATGGATATTATAACGATTGCAACGGTGTGAAATGGTTGTATGTGGTTTACAAGAACATCGTCGGATATGCGTCAAGCAAGTATTTGAGCAAATAGGAGGGATAATCATGTTATACTATTTAGGCAAAGGAACAGAGTTCAAGAAAGAGGACTGCAAAGAGTACAAGACCATCGAGGGAGCGATGAAAGCAGCAGCAAAGGACGAGAGTTTTGTTGTGTGGGATGAAAACGGAAACGTCATCGGCTCACTCACGGACAATGTTCCGGATGGAGCATTGCAGACAAATCCGGACGGCAGCGTCAACGCATACGATGCAGACGGAAACAAGGTCGGAACGGTCGATGCAGAAACCGTTGAGAAAATGACGACATTCAAGAGTGACGAGGATGCAGCAGGGCAGCAGGAGAACGCAGAGGACGACGAGAACGCCTCAAACGAGGGCAAGGCGACAAATCCACCGACCGAACAGGAAACGGGCGAAAATGGGGCAAATACAGAGCCACAGGACACAGAGGACGAGCCGGAGGACAACGTCATCATCCCGCAGGGAAAAATGAAAGTGACGGTCATTTGTGACGGCTCACTCAATATCAGACGTTCCGCAGCGTGGGGCAACGAGAACATCTGCGGTCGTGCTATCAGAGGACAGTCATATTATGTGAAAGAGATTCATGTTGTGGACGGAAAGAAGATGGTCAG